TACCAAATTGAGGGAGTATACGATGCCTTAAGACATAATAGAAAGCTATTGATATCACCCACTGCTTCAGGCAAATCGTTGATGATCTATTCTCTTGTAAGATATTACGTTGAGAAAGGACAAAAAATTCTCTTAGTTGTTCCCACGACATCACTCGTAGAACAGATGTATAAGGACTTTTTTGATTATGGTTGGGATGCTGAGTCATATTGCCACAAGATATATGCAGGGAAAGAAAAAACAAATGAGTTGCCAGTTACAATTACTACTTGGCAGTCAGTATATAAACTAGAAAGATCATTCTTTGAAGATTATAATGTAGTTATAGGAGATGAAGCACACCTATTTAAATCGAAGTCATTAGTATCTATAATGACTAAGTTACATCATGCTAAGTATAGATTTGGGTTTACTGGTACTTTAGACGGCACACAGACGCATAAATGGGTCTTAGAGGGGTTATTTGGTCCATCATACAAGGTGACCAAAACAGATGAACTAATGAAACAAGGGCATCTTTCTCAATTAGATATACAGTGTCTTGTTCTTAAACATCCTCCTCAGAAGTTTGATACCTATAATGATGAGATAGAATATTTAATATCTCATGAACAAAGAAACAATTTTATAAAGAATCTAGCATTAGATCTAAAGGGAAACACCCTCATTTTATACAGTAGAGTAGAAGCACATGGTCAGGTGCTTTATGATTTAATAAATAAAAATAAGAATAGTAATCGTCAATTATTCTTTGTACACGGTGGAGTTGATGCTCAAGAAAGAGAAGAAGTAAGGGAAATTACCGAACAAGAAAACAACGCTATCATTGTTGCTTCCTATGGTACATTCTCAACTGGTATCAATATTAAAAACCTCCATAATGTTATCTTTGCTTCTCCAAGCAAATCACGCATACGCAACTTGCAAAGTATTGGACGAGTTCTTAGAAAGGGAGCAAACAAAATAAAAGCAATCCTATATGATATAGCAGATGATTGTTCAACTAATACCAAAAGAAATTATACATTAAATCACTTTATTGAAAGAATCAAAATTTACAATGAAGAAAAATTTAATTATGAAATAATTACAATACAATTAAAAGGGAAATAAAATTATGTCAATCGAAGACGATTTCTATGCAACAATAAAATTTAAATCTGGCGAAGAGATATACGCTAAAGTAGCTGCTTCGGAAGAAGAAAATCGCACGATGCTCATTCTTCATAGTCCTATTACTGTTGTTGAAATCAAAAGTAAAAATGGATTAGTTGGATATAAAGTAGAACCTTGGTTAAAAACAACTCGTGAGGATATGTTTATTATTAATCTAGATGATGTATTAACTTTATCAGAATCATCAGATGTTCAAATGATTATGATGTATCAAAATTTTCTTAGAGACTCAGAAAGGGATAGTAAACACCAATCAAAAATGAGTAGAAGAATGGGGTATATATCTAATGTTAATGATGCTAAAGAAATATTAGAAAAAATCTATAAAGATAATAAATCAAATAAAAGCTAAGTTATTTCCTTTCAACCCTGACAGAGTTAGTCTATATGTATAATTAGAACTTGTCAAGTCTTTCGATAAATGTTATACTATCTACATAGTAGTGATAAAGACTCATGGCAATAATCAGACCTATGGCAAAACGAAAAAGGTCAGAACACTATGTGAATAACAAAGAGTTTCTTGCTGCACTAATTACATATCGTGAAAATGTTGAAATTGCACGATTACAAGATAAAACTAAACCTGTTATACCAAGATATATTGGTGAGTGTTTTTTAAAGATTGCTAATCATTTATCATTCAAACCAAATTTTGTTAATTACATGTTCAAGGAGGACATGATCTCTGATGGAATCGAAAATTGCGTTCAATACATACATAATTTTGATCCTGAGAAATCCAAGAATCCTTTTGCTTACTTTACGCAAATTATACATTACGCATTTCTCCGCAGAATACAAAGAGAAAAAAGGCAATTAGAAATTAAGAATAAGATTTTAGAGAAGTCAGGTTATTCAGAAGTTTTTGATGATAGTAACCAGATTGACGGAACCACACATTCAGACTATAATTCGATTAAAGATGCAGTCCATTCTAAGCTGCGTAATTAATGAAGATTGCGATTATTACCGATCAACACTTCGGGGCACGAAAAAACTCTAAACTTTTTCATGACTATTTCCAGAAGTTTTATGATGAAATTTTCTTTCCTTCTATAGAGAGGGAAGGTATCGATACCATTATTGATATGGGAGATACTTTCGATAGTAGAAAGGGAATAGATTTTGCTGCGTTATCATGGGCAAAGAATAATTATTTTGATCGGTTAAGAGATATGGGCATTACTGTTCATACTATAGTCGGTAATCATACAGCATATTATAAGAATACGAATGATATAAATGCAATAGATTTATTGTTGAGAGAGTATAGTAATGTAAATGTATATTCAGAAACAGTTCCTATAGAAGTAGGTGGTTTAAGTATTCTTCTTGTTCCTTGGATTAATAAGGAGAATGAAGATCAAACTCTATCCATGATTAAAAAGTCAAATTCTCCTGTGTGTATGGGACATCTTGAGTTGAAGGGATTTAGAATCCATAGAGGATATGTGATGGAGACTGGTACAGATATGAATATATTTGGCAAATTTGAGAAAACATTCTCTGGACATTATCATACAAGATCTGATAATGATAAGATATTCTATCTTGGAAATCCATATGAGATGTTCTGGAATGATTGTGGTGATACTAGAGGGTTCCATTTCTTTGATACAGAGACTTTAGAACATACTCCTGTTAATAATCCATTCCAGTTATTCCATAAGATTTTTTATGAGGATACTGACCACCAAATGTTTGATACAAGGAATTATGAGGATAAGATTGTAAAGGTAATTGTACAGAAGAAAACTGATATCAAGAAGTTTGAAAAATTTATTGATAAACTTTATAAGGCTGGGGTTGCTGAACTTAAGATTGTAGAGAATTTTAATTATAATAATTTGTATGATACTGAAACAGAAGGATATGAATCAGAAGATACACTTTCTATTCTTAATCGATATATTGAAGATTCGGAAGTAAGTCTTGATAAGTCTCGCATTCAAAAAATGATACAGGAAACTTATCAGGAGGCATGTGAGATGGTCTAAAATGTACATACTCACTATGCAGGGAAGAGAAGGTGAGGGTGCTTATTCTGTTATTGATGATGATGGAGAGCAAACTCTTTACTTATTTGAACAAGAGGATGATGCTGTTCGATTTGCAATGATGCTAGAAGATGAAAGAGATTATCCCGAAATGCATGTTTTAGAGGTTCAGGATGAAGTAATGATTCAGACCTGTCAATCTCACAACTACAAGTATACCGTTATTACACCTAATGATATTGTAATTCCACCTGAAAGAAATCATGATCCTATTTGAGACAATACGCTGGAAAAACTTTTTAAGTACTGGTAATCAATATACCGAAGTAGCATTGAATGGACATTCAACAACTCTGATTGTTGGAACAAATGGTGCTGGAAAGAGTACTGTGTTAGATGCTCTTACTTTTGCATTGTTCAATAAACCATTTCGTAAGATCAGTAAGGGGCAGCTAACCAATACAACCAATGAGAAAGATTGTAAAGTCGAAGTGGAGTTTACCCTGTCAGGAACTGCATGGAAGGTAGTGAGGGGAATTAAACCTAATATATTTGAGATATGGAAAGATGGTACTGTAATGAATCAATTTGCTTCTGCTAATGATCAGCAGAAGTGGTTAGAGCAGAATGTTTTGAAGATGAACTTTAAATCATTTACTCAGATTGTTATCTTAGGTTCTACTGCGTTTGTTCCTTTCATGCAATTGACTGCATCTAATAGGAGAGAAGTTATTGAAGATTTGTTGGATATTAAAATCTTTTCTTCAATGAATAATTTGATTAAGGATAAGATAAGGGTAGTTAGAGAAGATATTAAGACTCTTGAACTTAAGAAAGAGTCTCTTAGTGATAAAGTTTCTATGCAAGAGAACTTTATAGAAGAATTGGAGCAGCAGAGTAAAGAGAATATAGAAGATAAGAATAATAGAATTAGTGCTTTGTTTGCGGAGGCAGATAATTATGTTAAAGAAAATGAAGAATTAGAGAATGAGGTATTTGATTTAACAAAGAAGCAAGAAACAGTATCAGGTGCTACAGAAAAGTTAAGAAAATTTGGTGGGTTGAAAGGTAAGATTTCACAAAAAGTTACAACCATTACCAAAGAACATAAGTTCTTCACTGAGAATACGGTTTGTCCTACATGCACACAGGAAATTGAGGAGGACTTTAGAATAAATAAAATTGCCGATGCTCAAACTAAAGCTAAGGAGTTGCAATCTGGTTATAAAGAACTAGAAGAAGCAATTAAAAAGGAAGAAGAGCGAGAGCATCAATTCACCAATTTATCTAAGGAGATTACTAAACTAACGCATGGCATTTCTAAAAACAATACTCGTATCTCTGGGTGTCAACGACAAGTCAGAGATTTGGAATCGGAGATTCAAAGAGTTACCGATCAACTTGCAAACAGAAATACTGAGCATGAGAAGTTAGCAACCTTTAGAGAAAATTTACAAACTACATATGAAGATTTAATCAGTAAGAAAGAGACTGTTACTTACTATGATTTTTCATATGGGTTACTCAGAGACGGTGGAGTTAAAGCTGAAATCATTAAGAAGTATCTACCTTTAATTAACCAGCAGGTTAATAGATATCTTCAGATGATGGATTTCTATATTAATTTTACATTGGATGAGGAGTTTAATGAGACTGTAGAATCTCCTATCCATGAAGATTTTTCATATGCCTCTTTTAGTGAAGGGGAGAAGATGCGTATTGACCTAGCACTTCTCTTTACTTGGAGGGAAGTAGCACGGTTTAAGAATTCTGTTAATACCAATCTTCTTATCATGGATGAGGTGTTTGATAGTTCTCTAGATGGTTTTGGAACAGATGAGTTCCTTAAGATTATTAGATATGTTATTAAGGATGCTAACATCTTTGTTATATCCCATAAGACTGGTATGGAAGATAAGTTTGAGAATCATATAAGGTTTGAGAAAGTAAAAGGATTTAGTAGGATAGAAGTTTAATGGCTACTTTTAGACACCAACCTACTGGTAAAAGGTTTCTTTTTGTTCATATTCCTAGAACTGCTGGTAGGTTTATAGAACAGAACCTTATGAAAGGTAATGATTTTGTTTGGGATGATAAGGTAGAAATAGATAGACAGTATAAAAGTATTGATGGAGTAGAACTTGCACACTTTCACAGAGAATACTATGAAAAGTATTTGGATGTAGAAGGTATCCCACATATAACAGTAGTAAGAAATCCTATTGATAGATTCATTTCTTGTTCTATTTTTCTATCAGAACTTTATGGAGATAATCTTGAAGAGTTGTTGGAAGACCCTATGATGTTTTCCTCTATGCTGCAAAATTTTCCATCAACCGAATCAGTCAATTGGTTCCGACCTCAAGTAGATTTTATTTCAGATAAGACTTATATCTGGAAGTTTGAGGATATGTTTGAGGATGAGTTTGGAGATTGGTTAAGTGAGATAGTGGGGGTGGACATTAAAATGAGAAAAGATATGCCAGTTGAGAAATTGCCAACTGACGAATCTAAAAAGGTTAAGAGGAGTGCTAAACTTATAGATAATATTAAGTCTCTTTATAGGAAGGACATTGAGCAATTCTACCCCGAACTGGCAGCATAATTCGGGTAAACCCCCGAAGAGGAAGCTGAAACCACAAGCACTACGATCTGCAAGAGAAAAGCGTAGACACTTGATAAACCGTCTATCTGTTAGGAAACAGAGGCGGTTTTCGTGTATTATAGGTACATCAAACGAAAACACAGATGGCAGTTCAGCAAGAAATCAAGTCACAACTAGCGAAGTTGCTTGCTACTGAGGATATCGTAGTAGAGCATAAGCATGTTGAGACAGCACAATTTAATACAGATACTCGTGTCTTGATTCTTCCTATCTGGGAGAAAGCAAGTAATGATGTATATGATATGTTGGTTGGGCATGAGGTGGGACATGCATTATTCACTCCTAATGTAGATCCTCCAAAGAGTGTTCCTCATCAGTTTATGAATGTTGTTGAGGATGCAAGAATTGAAAAATTGATAAAGAGAAAGTATTTGGGTCTTGCCAAATCTTTTTATAGAGGATATAATGAACTTCAAGAGCAAGATTTCTTTGAATTAGATGGTGAAGATATTTCTAATTTTAATCTTGCTGATCGGGCTAATCTACACTTCAAGATTGGTTCGTTCCTTAATGTATCTTTTTCAGATGCTGAAAAGGAGATTATCACTTTAATTCAAAATGCCGAGACCTTTACTGACACCATCGCAGCAGCAGAAGCGTTATATAATTTCTGCAAAGAAGAGAAGGAACAGGAGTCTGAGACTGAGCAAATTCAGACCAACAATGATTCTCTCATGGATATTGAAAGCGGTGGGGGTATTGACTCTGATAGCACTAGCGAGTCTGATTCTTCCCTTTCTGACTCTGATAGCGATGCTCCTGTGGAAGGTGGGATCGATAGTATTGATAATGATACTAGCGTGGATGATACTGGTTCTACTGTAGAGAAATCTTCAGGTAGTGAATTTGAGGTTAGAACAGCAGATATCTTGTCAGATAGATTAAAGGATCTTGTATCAAAGCATTCAGTAGAGAATGTATATGTAGAACTTCCTAAACTTAATCTTGATAGTGTTATTGTACCGAGTGAAACAATTCATAATATAATAGATGAACATTATAGAAAAGAGTCAGAAAGATATGATGATAATAGAAGGGAAAGAGGAGCAGTTCCTGAAGAATTAAAGTATCTTTATCCTGATACTACTTTTGAGCACCCTGATAGAGAGTATGTTAAATTTAAACGAGATGCCCAAAAAGAGGTTTCTTACCTTGTTAAAGAGTTTGAGTGCCGCAAGTCTGCTGCTGCTTATGCTCGTGCTTCTACTTCTAGAACTGGGGTTCTAGATACAAGAAATCTTCATACCTATAAGTTCAATGAAGATCTATTCAAGAAGGTAACTGTTCTTCCTGATGGTAAGAATCATGGTCTAATCTTTATCCTAGATTGGTCTGGTTCTATGCAGTATGTTCTTCAGGATACATTAAAGCAACTTTATAATCTAATCTGGTTCTGTAAGAAAGTTCAGATTCCTTTTGATGTATATGCTTTTAGTAGTGAGTATGGTAATAAAGTTAATCGTGGTCGTTTAGATTATTATGATAGATTATCAAATGAGAAAATTCAACACTATGATAGAAAAGAAGGATTACTTCATGTAGATTCTGAGTTTAATTTATTGCATTTCTTTTCTGATAAATCAAATGCTAAGGAACTAGAAAAGCAAATGATTAATATATGGAGAACTGCTTATTCATTTAAGAATCGTGGTCCTTATGTTTATCCTTCTGAGTTAGTTCTTTCAGGAACACCTTTGAATGAAACATTAGTTGCTCTTCATCAAATTATTCCTCAGTTTCAAGAGAAGAATAATGTAGAGAAAGTTCAGTGTATTGTTCTTACTGATGGTGAAGGTTCTCAACTTCCTTACAATAAGATGGTTGATCGTCACTGGGAAGATGATGAGTTTCTAGGATGTGTTAATTGTCATGGGGATCGTTCTTTCTTAAGAGATCGTAAACTTGGCAAGACTTATAAACTTCCTGGTTCTTATAGAAAGTTTACTGATGCTCTTCTATACAATCTTCAGGATAGATTCCCTTCTACTAATTTTATTGGAATTCGTGTTCTTGAAGGTCGTGATGCAAGATATTTTATTGGACATTATCATCAATATGATGAGAAAATGTTTAATCAGTGGAAAAAGAATAGGACTTGCACTATTACCAATTCAGGTTATAATGCATACTTTGCTATTTCCTCTACATCACTTGCTCAAGAATCTGAGTTTGATGTGGATGATGAAGCAACTAAAGCACAGATCAAGAGAGCATTTGTTAAGTCACTTAAGACTAAGAAGCTTAACAAAAAAGTTCTTGGTGAATTTATTGAATTAGTAGCATGAACATCTTTGTAACTGACTGGGATCCACATAGGTCTGCAAAAGTATTGCCAGATAAACATGTGGTCAAGATGCCATTGGAGACATGTCAAATGCTCTCCATTGTCTTCTCCCATTGGTATTATGATTGGGGTGATGATTTAGTTAAGAAGAAGGATGGGACTCCGTATTCAGTCACTAAAGGGGCATTCAGGAACCATCCATGCACCCAATGGGCAGGTGCTAGTATATACAATACTGCATGGTTGATACAGCATGGATGTGCTTTATCTGATGAATACAATCATCGATATGGTAAAGTTCATGGTTGTGCTAATGCTTTATTTGAAGCAAAGAAAACATTCCATAAATTTGCAAAAGAAGTGATTACATGTTATTGTATGGTGGAATCTTTTACTCGTGCAATGCCAGATGAGTTTAAACATAACACAAGCATTGACACTTTTACTGCTTACAAAAATTACATTGCCTCCAAACCTTGGGTTGCATCTAATTATCTTCGTGACCCATCCCGTAAACCAGATTGGATTTGATTATGACTAAAGAGTACATTAAAGATATTCCTAATTGGGAGAAATCTTATCTTGATACTATGAAGGACAATCTATCTAAACAACAGATAGAACTTCTTAATGGCAGATATATTAAGGCAGATGAGGGAATGATTTATGGTCAGATGTATGCTGACTGGAAGGAAAAACGCATTAAGCAAACCTTAAATGAGTAAATAATTATTTGTAAATCAACACAAATACATGAGTGGAGACTGTAAACAACAACCAGTTATTTTTTATAGTTCAGAAATGACTGAAGCAAAGATTTTTCTTCTTCAGCATCATGGAATTCACTTAAGGGTTGAGGATAATAAATACTACTATAATAGTGTGCTCGATAATGAAGACCTTCAAAGAGTTTCTAGAGGAAAGCAGTCTAAGCAGAATCAAATCAAAGTCTGATAAGAGTGGTATAGCAACTCTTTCTGCTGATCGTGCTGGTAAATCAAGAAAGGAAAATCAAGCAAGGTCACAGCAATTACAAAAAGATATTCGTGGTAAATTTGGTAGAGGACCGACTAAAGTAAAAGGATCATATTTAGAGAAAGATGAGAAGACTGGTAAGGAGACTAAAGTAAAGGAGAAAAGTTATGCAATAGATCGTGGTAAGATGAGTAAAAGAAAATTTAAGAAAGAAGTCAAGAAACTCGGTAAGAAGTATGGGCAGGACTCGGTATTGACTCAAACTAAAAAAACTGCTACACTCCATAGAACCAGGAAAGGAGGATTAGATAAAAAAGGAGAAAATGTGGGTAGGTTTAAACCTCAAGGTAAAAACCCATATGGACAATCTCAAATTAAAGGAAAAACTTTTTCATACGGAGATTAAATGACAGACAAACCTTATGATGATTCAAATTGGAGAGAAGAGTCTCTACCTTATTATACAGGTAGAAAGGCAGAACTATTAAGAGAAGGACCAAAGAGTCTTTCTCAATCATGGATATTGGGAGCAATGTATAATGAATGGAAAAAAAGGAATGGTTATCATAAACTTGACCCTAAAGAAAATGAAGGTCAATTGCAATCATCTATGAAGGAGTGGGAAGAGAGCATTAAAAAATACAGTTAATAAAGTGTCCACTAGAGGGTTTATAACCCTCTTTTTCATGTAGAATACATGTATTGAAACGAATCACATTATGACCTTTGAGCTTAAGATGACTGATCAAGAAGCATTTGATGGATTAAGAGCATCCTTCGGTAAAGAATTTGTAGCTGCTGATGTTCGTGCTTTTTGTAAAATCAATGATATTGCTTATGCAACAGTCACTAAAAAAATTAAACAGTATAAGGTGGGTAAGGGTAAGTGGAATCTTGAAGTAACTACTAAAGCAGTGGAGAATATTGAGAAGTCATTTAATTCTCCTGCTGTGGAACCTACAGTTGCACAGGATTTAGTTCCATCAACAGATGATACATTTGTTAAGTTTGGTCCTTTTAATGATGTAAAGAAAGTAATACAATCAAAACAGTTCTATCCTACATTCATTACTGGTCTATCAGGTAATGGTAAGACCTTTGGTGTAGAGCAAGCATGTGCTCAATTGAAGAGAGAACTTATTCGTGTAAACATTACTATTGAGACTGATGAAGACGATCTTATTGGTGGGTTCCGTCTTGTGGATGGGGCAACTGTTTGGCATAACGGACCTGTCATTGA